AACTTGTAATTTTATAGGATAAATATTAAAAACTTGGATAAACGAGCAAATGGCCTATACGATTAATTTAACAAGCGGTAATTTATTAACTACAATTGCAGATGGTACAGTTAACAGTACTTCTACTCCATTAACGTTAGTTGGTAAAAATTATGCAGGTTACGGTGCTTTTCTTAACACTGATTTAGTACACCTGCTAGAAAATTTCAGTAATGATACTGCACCTACTACTCCTTTAGAAGGTCAATTATGGTGGGACAGTTCAGGTTTGGGTGGAAATTTAAAAGTAAGAACTGGCACTGATTGGAGAACTTTAGGTAGTATTACTGCTAATACAGTGCAACCATCTTCGCCAGTAGTCGGAAATGCTTGGTGGGATACCGGAGAACAGCAATTAAAAGTATATAATGGTGCAAGTTGGGTGTTAATTGGGCCAGCGTTTACTAGTAATGTAGGCCAAAGCGGATTTATTGTTGGTACTATTGTTGACAGCGATACTAATAATCATGTGGCTGTAAACGTTTATGTGCAGGATACATTGATAAGCATTTTAAGCAAAGACAGTGAATACACCCCACAAAGTGTAATTACTGGATTTACAACTGTAAAGCCTGGGTATAATTTAAGCACAGTTGGAAATATTAAATTTGTCGGTACAGCAACAGACGCATCTGCTTTGGGTTCAGTTGCCGCAGCAAATTATGCAAGAACAGACGAAGAAACAGTATTCAATGATGTTATTAGAATATCTACTCCAAGCGGAATTAAAATTGGTAGTGCAAATAACTTTGTTATAAGTCAAAGCGGTTCTTTAACTACGCTTTATAATAGTGTATTAAATGCCAACACTACTATTTCTGCCAACGTTGGTGGGACGCCTTTTGCAGCAATCACAATTAACGGCGAATATGGATCAACTACAATTGCTAACTTAAGCACTTCGGGAGCGTTTATTACTTCGGGTTTTATTCAGACTACTCAAGGCAGTGATGCAACCAGTAATAGTTCGGGTGCTTTAAGAGTTCAAGGTGGTATAGGTCTAACAGGAAACTTATTTACTTCAAACAGTATACAGGCAAATGGCAACATTACAGTATTGGGACGAGTAATAAGTACTGGTAATATCAGCACTGCTGGGTACTTATTTGTTACAGGTACAGAAAATGCAACCAGTAATACATCAGGTGCAGTCAGAATCAGCGGTGGTATGAGTGTTCAAGGAAATATTAGATGTGTGGGTAATGTGAGAGGTGACTATCTAATTGGTAGTGCTATCACTGCACTTTACGGTGACTTAGCTGAAAGATTTGTTGCAGATTCATACTATGATCCGGGTACAGTTTTAACAATTGGTGGTGTTGAAGAGGTTACTTTAGAAAACGAAGAACTAAGTGAAAATGTATTTGGAGTAGTAAGTACCAATGCTGGTTACTTAATGAATGGTATGGCTGGAACCAATGAAACTCATCCACCTGTTGCTATCAGTGGTAGAGTCCCGGTTAAAGTTATCGGGAAAATTAATAAAGGCGACAGATTGGTAAGTGCAGGTAACGGAATGGCCAGAGCAGGTAAAAAACATGAACTAACCGCGTTTAATGTAATCGGCCGAGCATTAGAATCTAAACAAACTGACGATATTGGAACAGTTTTAGCTATTGTTAAGTTTAATAGTTAATGTATAGGAAAGCACGATGACATATGCACTAGGTGGACTAATTCAAGCAGCCGATTACAATGGTTTAGTTGGCGGGAATCCAACTGACGTATCTGGAACTATAAATCGAGTATGGAGCACAGGTACCAATAATCGCGGATGGGGACAAACTGCAATTAGTCAAGTAAGCACAGGAGGTGTGGTCACCGGACCACAATGGGCAACCTTAATTAATAATTTGAACAGTGCATATAGACATTGTATTAGTACTGCTGGAACTGGATTAACTGCCCCGGTAACTGGAGACAATATACGATTTATTTCAACATTGTCTGGATACATCAATGACATTTTCACTAATCGAGTAAATACCACTGGTACAGGTACTACAACAACATTTAGTAGTAGCTACAGTCAAAGTGCAGCAGGCGGCGCATCATCAACAGGATCCGCCACACGTACAGTAACATTTGCTAGTGTAGATCAATGTAGATATTTTTGGAATGCTGGCGGGACAATAACATTTGACGTTACATCTGTTACAAATAATGACGGTACTGTCAGATCTGGTAGCATTGTGACACTAGCAAACACTAATTTTAATGCTAAAACGATACGTGCAACAAATGCAGCAGCCAGAACGGGTACAGGGGGTGCAGCAGTAACTGACGTAACTGCTTCTGGATTTTATAATTTAACTACAGGATATACTACGTTTGTTTCCATCGCTGGACAGACCTATCCTTATACTGGGGATTCAGTTCTTTATCAAATATTAACAAATGGTACTGCAGGATCCAATGCTGGAAATGGTAACGTGATTACACTTTATTTTCAGACTGTAAGTGGTAGCACAGGAACTGGTCCTAGTCCTACCAGTGATCCAATGAATGTAACTGTAAACTATACTATTACGGTAACATATCCGTCAACTTCGTATTTGTCTAATACGTGGGGCACTGCCACAATAGCATAAAACTTTTAACACAAGTTAAAAGAAGGTACATAGTAATATACAATAGGTACCTTTAGTATGAATTCTAGTATGTCCGAAATTGTGGATCAAATCAAAAAATCCACCGATTTTCAAATCAACAAACGATTACTTAGAGAAAAAATCCAAGCAGATTTACATTTGCCTTATAATAATGGATTGTTCAAAATTACGCCTGAGTTGATTTCATTTGTGTCAGTTTGGCCCAACGATGATTTATTTTTAGAAGACACATATCAAAATCCTATTCAAATTAATAGAAAAGAATTTCTATCCTTAGCTATTCGCCACTACCAAGCACAAATGAATCTTTGGCATGATCAATATGACAGAATCAAACGAATTAGAAAAGTCTAAAGGGGTTGTTCTTTTTGCGTTTAACAGTAGTACAGTTGATTATGTTAAAATAGCAGATTTGAGTAGTAGACTAATAAGTAAACATCTCAAACTTCCTATTACATTAATAACAGATAACGATGCTACGCCTTTGTATGAATATGACAATATCATTAGGGTGAGTTCTAAATCGGGAAATTATAGATTAGATAAGAAAAATAATTTAGTAGAATGGCGTAATTTTGATAGATGTAGTGTGCTGGATTTGAGCCCCTATGACGAAACACTATTATTAGACACAGATTATCTAGTTTTAGACAGCTCACTTTTAAAACTGTTTCATCAACAATTTGATTATAAATTAATGTATCAAATGCAAACCCCACAAGGCATCAGTAATGAAGAAATGGGCCCTTCCAGTTTGCCTTTGATATGGGCCACAGTCGTTCTTTTCAGAAAAACTGTTCGGACAAGATTATTCTTCGACCTAGTAAAACGAATTCAACAAAATTATAATTACTTTAAAGTTCTTTATTCAATGAGGGATAGTAACTATCGAAATGATCATTCTTTTAGTATAGCTAACATTATTTTAAACGGATATGCGTTAGATCAACATACAAGTATACCGTGGCCTATGTTAACTATCAAGGAAGATGTGAAATCTTTGAATATAGAAAATTCTTTACTAGTAATTAAAAATTATGCTAACGCAATTGTGACAGCAAAACAAGATTTACACATTATGGATAAAGATTATTTGTTGTCCGAACAATTTATAAACTTTGTAGACAAGGTTTGCAATGAATAAAAGTGGTGTTGGTTTTTTAACGTTTGCACAAAACAACAGCAGCACAGATTATTTGAGATTAGCATATGCACAAGCCTGTAATTTCAAATCTATTCATAGACAAATGAAATATGCAGTAATCGTAGATAAACCCACTGCGGCTTGTTTAACACCTTCATGTCATGAAGTGTTTGACTACATAATAGAGTTAGAACACGATTATAACCATGAAAATTCGGAATGGAAATTTGCTAACGAATGTCAAGCATTTACATTAACTCCTTTTAAAGAAACCATTAAATTAGAATCTGATTTGTTAGTGACCAGACCTATAGACCATTGGTTAACTGCATTCAGACTTAAAGATGTTGTTTTAAGTACGGGTTGTAAAAATTATAGACAACAATTATCCGATAAAAGAACATATAGAAAATTTTTTGATGATAATGAGTTACCGGATGTGTACAATGGTTTAATGTATTTTAGATTTAGTCAGTTTGCCAATCAATTTTTTCATACAGCAAAACAAATATTAGATAATTGGGATTATTTGAAAAATAATATTTTAAAAAATTGTAGAGAAAATGTGCCTAGCACTGATGTACTTTATGCAATTACAGCAAAAACACTGGGAGTGGAAAACTGCACACTGCCTAGTCTGCAATTTATCAATTTTGTTCATATGAAGTCAGCTATACAAAATTGGTCAGACATGGGTGACTGGCAACAAATGACTACAGTAGAACAAGATGAAAACATGATACGTATACATAACTTGAATCAATATGATCCGATTCACTATTATGAAAAGAGTTTTATAACTGATGAAAGGTTAGAACATTATGAACAACAATATAGAAGATCCTGCCTTACTAGAACTTATTAAAGCATTTGATTTATTAGATCCGCCCAAAAAGATTGAATATGAATATAGACTGTATTATAATGAAGAAGGCATAATTTATAGAACAACTAATCAAAAATCTGATCCTATTGAAGACGGAAATTTTGTAGTCGTAGATGAGTCTATACATAAAAATTATGTCAGATATAGAATTGAAAATGGTAAGCCTGAACCTATTCCACAACATATGGGATTTGTACGTCCTGGATTGATAAGAAGTGAAAAAGGTGTTGCAGTGGTCAAAAATAATGCCAGCCTACCATTAACCACAGAAGATGAATACGAGAACATAGAACACTATGACTACAGAAGTAATCGACGTAGCTGACTTAGACTGTATTTTTTTAACTTACGACGAACCTAAACGGGAAGAATTTTGGATTAAAATTCAAAATTTAGTTCCTTGGGCTAAACGTGTCGACGGAATCAAGGGCAGTGATGCTGCACACAAAGCAGCTGGGCAAGCCAGTGACACAGATCGTTTTATTCTTATTGACGGGGACAATCTGCCAGATCCAGATTTTTTTAATTTAAGATTAGAATTAAATGAACAAAATAAGGATTGTGTGTTTAGATGGAAAGCTAGAAATATTATCAATGGTCTGATGTATGGTAATGGGGGAATAAGTTGCTGGACCAAAGAGTTTGTACGCAATATGAGAACTCATGAAGCAACAGATGGCAGAGATGAAACACAAGTTGAGTTTTGTTTTGATCCTAAATATTGGGCCATGCATGACTGTTATAGCACAACTTATCCTAATGCAACTCCTTTTCAAGCTTGGCGTGCTGGGTTTAGAGAAGGCGTTAAGATGTGTTTAGACAGAGGAAAACGTCCTTCTTTAACAGAGTTTGAACAACGTGTCTATCAAAGGAATTATGATCATTTGTGTATATGGCAATCAGTGGGAAGGGATATAGAAAACGGTGAGTGGGCCATTTACGGTGCCAGATTAGGTACATATCTGACTATGTTTACTGACTGGAATTATACCGAAGTACAAGATTTTGATAAGTTGAAAAAACTTTGGGAGAATTTTCAACATTGTCCGCCTAATGAATTAACAGAGCAGTTGAAACTAAGATTAAGTTTGCCGATTGTAGAATTAAATGCAGAACAAAGTAAATTTTTTAAACATCATTATAAGTCATCACATGTGAATGTAGGATTAACTGTAACTGAAAATGATATTAGGAAAATCCTAGAAAACAAACTATGAAACTATTTGATAAAAATAAAAAAGGAACTTTGATTGTAAGTTATTACAGATCTGGCACACATTTTTTAAGCAGTCTTATAAATGAAAAAGTAGATTTTGCTAAAAGTGGATTCGTTGGTGAGTTAGTAGCTGACATAGATTTTCGTGTTATTCACAGTAAAATAGCAAATGTATATCAAATAGCAATACTTAATGCAACAGATCCCAAATTTGATTTAGTCGCACATCCTTGGATGATTGCAGATTGGCATGTGATAAAACTTACAAGAACCAATAAAGTAAATCATTTTATTAGTTGGTACTTTTGGATGAAAAATTTTGAACAAAACGAAACATTTAAGTTCAAGCATAATTCAGCATCCAGCAGCGACTATTTAAATTATATGAGCAGTCAGACTGAGAAAATTTATTATGATATCAACAAAATTAAGTCTTGGATATCTGAACAATTGATCACTTATTTTGTTAAATGCGATGAAGTTATTGATTACGATGAATTAAAGTATTTAACATCGGAAAATTGCGTAACAAAATGGTCTCCAAATGATTATGCCAATATCACACTATATGATATTTTTTCAAATGCAGAAGAAATAGAAAAGTTATTAGCAAATTTCAAATTGCCTCAAATCTAATTACAATCTAACCTTATGAGTAAAAGTGTATTTTTAAGTTCTGCAGAAGATGCTAAACAAAAATTAGGCAATTCATTGTGTCTTGCTAAATGGAAGCAAGTTAGTTTTCACTTACCTACCGGGTTAAACAACAGTTGTTATCACCCTCCTTTACATTCTGTGCCCGCAGATCTATTGCAGGATAATCCCAGTGCATTACACAACACACCTTACAAAAAAGAGCAGCGTAAAATCATGCTGCAGCAACAACGACCTGCCGAGTGTAGTTATTGTTGGACTCAGGAAGATTTAGGCAACTTAAGCGACAGACATTATCGCAGCGGGGAACCATGGGCAGCTAAAGATTTCGATACTATTAAAAACAGTACTGGAGATGAAGATGTCTTGCCCAGTTATGTGGAAGTTAATTTTAATCATGCTTGTAATCTTAAATGTAGTTATTGCAGCCCTCAGTTTAGTAGTTCTTGGGCAGATGAAGTGTCTAGATATGGTGCATATCCGACCTTAGTACCTCATAATGCTCCAGAGCATTTTACTGGCAATCGTCGTCCTATTCCTGCCCGTGAGTATAACCCTTATGTAGAAGCGTTTTGGCGTTGGTGGCCTGAATTATATCCTGAGTTAGAACATTTTAGAATGACCGGAGGTGAACCTTTATTGGATCCAAATACGTATCGAGTTTTCGATTATGTGTTAGCTAATCCTAGTCATAAATTACACTTAAACGTTACCAGTAATTTCAGTGTAGAGCCTAAACTTTTTGAAAAATATTTGGATTATTGCAAAAGACTGTGCGACAACGACGACAAAAAAATTGAACATTTTATGCAGTATGTTAGTTTAGACAGTGTGTTTGATCGTGCTGAATATATTCGTTTTGGCTTAAATTTCGAAAGATTGTGGAATAATGTAAATCGATTTCTTAATGAAGTTCCTAATCGAAGCAGTTTGACTTTTATTATAACCATGAACAATCTTAACGTTACCAGTGTAGGCGACTTAATAACTAATATCCATGGTCTTAGAGAAATATATAGCAAAACTTATCAACGTGTCTGGTTTGACACTCCGATTTTACGAAAGCCAGAATGGCAAAATATACAACTACTACCCGAAAGCTATATTGATCAACTTGAACTAGTTTGGAGTTTTATGTTGACTAAATTAGAAACTAGCAATCGTCCTTTTAAAGGATTTAAGGATTACGAACTGCAGCGTCTTCAACGGGTCATTGATTACATGAAAGAAGGGCAGAAATTAGATCCCACTTATGTTAATCAACAAAAAGCAAATTTTTACAAATTTTTTAAAGAACATGACACTAGAAGAAAAACAAATTTTGTAGTCACTTTTCCGGAAATGAGAGAGTATTATTTAGAATGTGCACATCATGCCCGATCAAAGTAATATATCTAAAACTTTTTGTCCAGCTAAATGGGATGAATTAGTTATAAATAGTACCTACAATTTTGCCTATAGTTGTTGTAAAGCAGTACCTTTACTGTTTGAAAAAGATTATAAGACTGTTTTAGATAACCAAAAATTCAATCTTTTAAACAATATACAAGATGATTCTTGCAAGTATTGTTGGGAGGTAGAAAACAACAATGAATTCAGTCTGAGAATGGAGCACCTGAAGGATTTTAATTTTGAGTCGTATTCGGAATATCAAAATTTAAATAAATCTATTAAGAACTTAGAAATAAATTTAGGTAATACTTGTAATTTACAATGTCAATATTGTAATCCTAAATTTAGTAGTGAATGGGAAAAGGATATTCGTAATAAAATGTATCCAATTTTTACAGATAGATACAATTACGAAATTCTTGAAAAAAATAAATCTAATAGAGAAACTAATTTTAATTTATTGGCAAAAGAAAGTCCTGAAATATTAACTGTAATCGGCGGAGAACCTTTTTTATACAAAAGTTTATGGCAAATATTAGATAATGCAAAAGTCAAAGAAGTTCGACTTACAAGCAATTTTATGGTAGACTTCCGTACTATTGATAGATTGCTGTCATACGAAGATAAATTTCTAATAAGTCTTAATGTAAGTATTGATGCAACCAAGACTATTGCAGAATATGTGAGACACGGATTAAATTTTGAAAAATTTTTTCAAAATTTGAAATATTATTTAAAAAATTCTAAGTTAAAAAAAATTTCTATATCAAGTTTAATGACGGCCGTAACAGTATTAGATTTTGAAAATTTTTATAATTATATAACTGATCTTAGAAATGAAATGCGTGATTGCGTTATAGCATTAACTATCAGTAATTGTTTGTATCCAAAAATACAAACGTTTGCTGTGTTGTCTCCTGAAGTGAGAAAGCCTATAATTGAATTTATTGGTCAAATTCAAAATAAAGATTATACATTTGGATTAGAGTCGTTGTGTTCTGCATTACAGTCGGAACAATATAATGTTGGGTATCATAAACAGTTTAAATATTTTATTGATGAATGGGACCATAGAAGGTCCTCTGCTTTGCCAAACAACATTAAAGAACTTTTATGCATATGAAATATGAAACAGATTTAGAATATAAAAAAAGAGTGATAGATATAAAGTCAGAATCTTTTTGTGCGGCCAAATGGTATAACGCTACCATTTGGTTAGGTAGCGGCATGACTACAAGTTGTCATCATCCATTACCTCATAAGGTTGATATCAATGATGTTTTAAAAAATCCCAAAGCTTTACACAACACCATTAAGAAAAAGACAGAAAGACAACAGATGCAACAAGGACAACGTCCTTCGGGCTGCGAATATTGTTGGAAGATTGAGGATATTGGTAGAGACTCTATAAGTGATAGAGTTTATAAAACAAAAATTTACACAGAAGCGGATTTAGACATTGCCTTTCGAACCCCAAGCGATCAAGATGTGGATTTACAAACTTTGGAAATTGCATTTGACAGAACTTGTCAATTTGCATGTAGTTATTGCAATCCTGCGTTTAGCACCACGTGGGTTAATGATATTAAAAAGAATGGTGCTTATCAAAATTTGATTAGTGACGGTAGAAATCATTTTACTCATACACATGATAGTAGTCAACTTTATAAACTAGGTGAAGTAAATCCTTATGTAGAAGCATTTTTTAACTGGTGGGATTCAGACTTACACCGTACTCTTAAAGAATTAAGAATAACAGGAGGAGAACCATTAATGAGCGGTTCGACTTGGAAGTTATTAGATTGGTTTAAACAAAATCGAGGAAAAAGTCAAACCAGATTGGCTATTAACAGTAACTTAGGGCCTGAAACTGACATAGACAGATTGTTGACTGCAGTTGATGGGTTAGAATTTGATCTATACACCAGTAATGAAAGCTTTGGTGTTCACGCTGAATATATTAGGGATGGTTTAAATTGGGATGCATGGTTAAACAATGTTCGTAGATTGTCTTCTAGTAAAAAACTACGAGGTTTGCATGTTATGTGTACTGTGAACGCTTTATGTTTAGATAGCTTGCCTAAATTTTTAGATTTGTTAGTAGATTTTAAAAAACAATATGGCAGAGATTTTCCCAATTTTACTTTGAATATTTTAAGATTTCCTAGCTTCCAAAGTCCATTAGTATTGCCAGATAATTTAAGGACAGATTATAAAAACAACTTGACAACATGGTTAGACAAACATAAAGGCAATAATTACTTGCATGGCCATGAACTAGCTCATGTAACACGATTAATAGATTATCTTGACATAGTAAAAACTCCTCACAGTGAAGCGTTTGATTTGAAATCATTGAGACATGATTTTAAGAAATTTTATCAACAGTATGATATACGCCGCGGAAAAAACTTTGAAGTGGCTTTCCCTAATTTAATGAAATGGTATAACACGTTATGAGCGAAGAAAATAAAATTGTAAGTTTTTATAAAAAAGGATATGACTATAAATCAAAAATTCCATATTTCATTGATTTTGAAAGTTTAACAGAAGAACAAAAATTTAAACTTGTGGGCAGCGATTATTTTTGTATGTTACCGTGGGTACATATGCATGCCTACCCCGATGGACGGGTCTATCCATGTTGTTTAGGTGATTACTGGCACCCAGTTGGCGATCTTAGAAAAAATACAATGAAAGAAGTATGGAACCAAGAAGGGTATCGTCAAGTCCGAAAAAATATGTTAGAAGAAAAACCTAGTAAACAATGCACTAAATGTTATGAACAAGAGTCTAACGGATTTTTTAGTATGCGCAATGACTCTAATAGAAATTATGGACATTACATCAATGAAGTAGATAAGACATCTGCAGATGGTGAGTATGAAACTTTCCAACTTAAGTATTGGGATGTAAGATTCAGTAATCTTTGCAATTTTAGATGCAGAACTTGCGGACCAATCTTTAGCAGCAATTGGTATAACGATCATGTAAAATTGTATAAAAAAGCTCCTGACGTGTTAGGTCGCCCAATGGCCAGGATAGAATATACAACAGGCAATGAAGAAAACATGATGGATCAAATGGAACCCCATATACCTTATTTAGAGCAAATTTATTTTGCTGGTGGTGAACCTTTGATTATGAAGGAGCACTACTACTTACTAGAAAGATTAATAGATTTAGGCAAAACAGATGTTCGTATTCATTACAATACTAATTTTAGCGAATTGTCTTTCAAAGATAAACATGTATTCGAGTATTGGAAACATTTTAAAAATGTCAGTGTTGGGGCAAGTTTGGATGCCAGTGGTGCAAGAGCAGAATTACTACGTAAAGGCACAGACTGGGCACAGACTGTACAGAATAGAAAACGTATGATGAAAGAAGTGCCACATGTTGATTTTTATATTGCTGCAACCATTAGTGCAATGAATGTTTTACATGTATTAGATTTCCATAAAGAGTGGGTTGACTTAGGATATGTCAAACCAAAAGATTTTAATGTAAATCCTCTGTTAGGACCAGACTGGTATAGAGTAGACATATTTCCACAATCTATTAAAGACGAAATATTAATACCTGCTTATGAAAATCATTTAGAATGGCTTAGACCACAAGACAATTTAAAAAGAGCAACAACAGGATTTGAAAGTATTATTAATTTAATAAAATCTAATAATGATAAATCCAGAGATTGGTCCAAGTTCAAAGTTGAACTTTATGCTTTAGATAAAGCCAGAGGGGAAAATTTTTGGGAAGTTTTTTCTGAGCTGAAACCGTTTAAATCATTATGAAACAATTACCGGCTACTATTTGTTTATTGCCCTGGATTAGTATAGAAACTAGTCCAATGGGCACAATGCGACCTTGTTGTTTGGCTAGGGAAGAAATTACTGATGAACAAGGTATAAAATTAGATCTTAGAACTTCAACTCTGGAGGATGCATATAAAAGCAAATATATGCAGCAACTCAGACAGCAGTTTCGGGCAGGAGAAAAACCTTCTACATGTAAATTGTGTTGGAATGAAGAAGCTGCCGGCAGAACTAGTAAACGTATTAACAGTCGTATACGATTAAAAGAATTATATGCTAATGTTGATTGGAGCAATGATCGGCCCGATCAATTGTGGTTCTTAGATTTAAAGTTAGGAAATATATGTAATCTTAAATGCCGTATATGTGGTAGCTGGTCTAGCAGTAAGTGGGCTGCAGAAGAAATGGATTATTTGCCTAAGGACGCAGATAAGAAAAAACACATAGCATACACTTGGTTAAAGAACGGAAAATGGCCTGAAGAAAGTCCTGCATTTTGGGACAATTTGAAAACCTTGTTACCTAACATTAAGTATCTTGAATTTACTGGCGGTGAGCCATGGCTAATAGAAGAACATTGGGAATTACTAAAATACGCTGCCGAAGCTGGGCACAGTCGTAATATTGATATTCATTATAATACTAATGCAACTCAACCACTTGGTGAGAGGTCCATGGTTTGGCAACAATTTGGTCGTGTAGATATAGCGTTCAGCATTGATAATGTAGCAGATAGATTTGAATATGAACGTTATGGAGCTAAATGGGATCGAGCCAATGAAATTATAGACATGGTGCACTTTACAAAAGACATAGATTGTCCTAACATTACTACTCAACTATGTTTTACTATCAATATTCAAAACGTATATTATCTGGATGAACTATTAGAGTGGGCTAGTACTAAACCGTTCGGCAGTGTTCATTTCAATATGTTGCATAGTCCTAATCATATGAGCGTTCAGTATATGACGCTTGACGCAAAGGAATTAGTGTTGAATAAGTTAAAAAATACTTTTTGGAAATCTACCAGATATCAAAAAGAAATTGATAATTTAATTACATTTATTGAAATCGGGTCGGGTAGCGATGGTAAGGAATTTCTAAGACGAATGAAACAGACTGATGAGTATCGCAATCAAAATTTTATGGATACTCATCCAGAGATAGCAAAAACAATGGGATATGAATAATATGAAAAGAAAATTATTAGTAGCTGGCTGTAGTATAACTCATGGATTAGAAACAGTTCATCATTGGTTTAGTCAAGAGAACATTCAAAACAGTTATGGAAAATTTATTGCAGATCATCTTCAAGCTGATTATGTAAATATAGCCTATCCTGGGGCAAGTAATGAAATGATTTTTCATCGAATCGTCAATGCACTAACTACAAACGATTATACTGATTGTATAATCGGATGGACATCTTTGCATAGAGAAGCATGGGAAAATAATAACATGACGTGGACATTTAATTTTAATTATGGTGCTTTTACAGATAATAATATCGACGAAATGCCATTTATTAAAAATCATAGACTTGCTAAAATTACGTCCAATGTGAAAGAGAAATTAAATGATGTTTATAACTACTATAATACTCTGAGGGTCAAATTATTAACTGACAATTTAGAAAATAAATTTAAAAATTATAGGTTACTGATACAAAAATTATGTGTCAGTAAAAATATCGATCTTAAAGAATTTACTGTGACAGAAGAAATTGATAATTTGACTAAAATTACTGGGCGATGGTTATTGCAAGGGAGACATCCTAACAAACAAGAGCATCAGCAAATTTCGAAATTTTTAATTTCTAATTTTTATGAATAAACCCGACACTTTATGTATGGCTCCGTGGACTCATACGTATTTAAGTCCACAAACTGAACGCAGAATGTGCTGTGCCAGCCGTGAACCTGCACAAAACTTTAAACAATATATCGATACTAGTAATGGTACAGGAAAATATATACCAATTACTTTGGACCAACACTGGAATGGTGAACATATGCGTTCTGTTCGACAACGGATGATGCGGGGAGAAACTCTGCCAGAGTGCGAGGTATGTAACGATAAACTTTTGAATACATCTGTTTACCGTAGTTATTTTAATAGTTTATTCGGGCATAAGTATAATGAGGCGATGGAAAAAACACGCCTTGACGGCTACACAGATATGAAACCTGTGAGCTGGGATTACAGATTTAGCAATTTATGTAATTTTAAATGCCGGATGTGCGGCGATATGCTCAGTAGTTCATGGGAAAGTGAGCAAAGACAACACAACATGATAAATTGGGCAGATCCAAAAAATTCATGGATGATTCCCGAGATAAAACAGCAAATCGAATCATTTCAAACAACTCAAATTGAACAAGAATTCGCTCAGGCAGTAGAAGAACACCGAGTGGAGGAAGTTTATTGGGTGGGCGGTGAGCCTTTGATGTATGAGCAGCACTGGCGGTATATGCAGCGAATAATTGAATTAGGGGATGGTCCAAATGTTTACGCAAGATATAATACAAATCTCAGCAGAGTTCGTTATAAAGGTGTTGATCTTTATGATGATATTCTTACTGGGTTACGTGATTGGCAAATATGTGCAAGTTTGGACGGAACAGGATCGATTGGAGAATATATTAGAACAGGTCTCAATTACGATTCGTGGCTTGAAAACTTCCGTCAAGGAACTAGAATCCAACGTCACAGACGTCAAATGCGAATTGACTTTACGCTCACTTTGCCCGGAATGTTCGAAATTACTAATATTCAGCAACTTGGACAACAAGAAAAGGTAGACATTCTAGCCAAAGTAATTTTTAGTTTTAGCCCGGACATAGTCATGTCTCCCTTGACACTACCCAAAGAACTTTTACATTCTTGGATAGATGAACAATTAAATAATACTATCTTGACAAATACGACTCTGAGGGACATGCTTGTCCAGCTAAAAACTAGACCTACTTTTCAAGAACAATGGCCAGATGATTATGAATCGGGATTAAAAAAGGGCAAACGAAGAATATTACAACTTGAAACTATTAGAACTCAATCTATAACTTTTGAGGAAATTATTAGTCGACGACCTGAAATTTTAAATTGGTGGAATCAAATTGAATGTTGAAGTTACATTAAGAAACCCTTTAAGAAAAGATGATTTTCTTGTTTACTATATAAAAGTATATGATACACCAATAGCAAAATTGTGGTATGCGGCTCTTCAAGAGCTTTTAAATCAAACACGGTATTTAGAAAAAAATTTTTGTTTTTTAGGATTTCCAGACAGCCACCGTTCTTTAGAATATATCTGTAAAGAGTTATCGTGGGCCAAATCTGTTATCAATTCTTATTTCCGAGACGAATATCAAATTGTTGAAGAATTTGAAATAAACAATCTCAGAGATCCACAAACTTTAAAGCCCAACCAAGATTTATTAAACAAACTTCATAATCATTTTGAAAATCTTCAAGGCACAGTTTGGAAGTTAAGCAGTTATTATGCTCAAGCAAATTATGAAACTAAATTTGCAATAAGACAACTAAACAATCTATGCCACGAAGCTGAAAGCTTGATATTAAGTCAAAGAAAAAAAGTTACAGCACCTGAATGGATAAGACCCAGTCAGATTACAACTTTTCTAAATGCCACTAGATATGAATACCCCGAAAATTTAAAACAATCATTTGACGAATCTAATTATGACAGAAAATTAGGTGAGGTATATCTTCATTGGAGCCAAATTGGTAAAACATTATATGAAGTTTTTCGAGATGAAAACGGGGCAGATATCGATCAAGTAGTTTGCGAAGCAATTACACATCTTAAATATTACAGTGGAGAATTTGACATTGAATGGGCACGTGATGTATGTTATAACGGACTTCATCCTTGGTATACAGACGAAATGCGTAAGTTCAGACCTTGGTTACAACGTAATGGTTTTGACTTAGATAATACGATGTATAATTTTGGTTATCATCCTGTAGGGCAAGTAGATTTAGAAAAAAGTTTTGGAACAGTAAATGTAGAAACAATCTGGCAAAAATTGTCGGATCATTTAGACATTTATAAAATTCAAGCAGGACAAGCACAATCAGTTTATGATTACAGTTGGACGGACAAAGATTATTATCAACAACAGATCAACAGACTTAAACCTGGATATGATTACAGTAGTAAATACAACAATAAATCGGGATCTTAAATGAGCTGGCTAAGAAAACTTTATTTTAGAATTAAACTAGAAATCAGTTACAGAAAAAAATTAAAGGAACTGAGAAAGCGTGATCCTTTTATTTACAAATGAATATTTTAGGAATTTCAGCCGGATTTCATGACGCAGCCATGTCGGTCATTGACTGTCACGGCGAAATTCTTTTTGCAGGTCATAGTGAACGATACAGTAAAATTAAACATGACTCTAATCTAAGTGATGGAATAATAAATGATTGTTTAGCCTATTATCCATTTAATACAATAGCCTATTACGAAAATCCAGTGTTAAAACAAACTAGACACTTTTATTCTGGACAAAAAATCGAATGGGATAAATTAACAGTTCGACAAATTCTAAAAGCACAATTAAAAGATCAAATTGTCCTTCCTAAAAGTATAAAATCTTATTCGCATCATCTTAGTCATGCCGCAGCAGGTTTTCAAACCAGTAATTTTGATCATGCCACTGTAGTAGTAATCGATGCTATTGGTGAATGGGACACAGTTAGTATATGGGCAGCAGAATATGTTAATGATCGTGCTGTATATAAAAAATTATGGTCTAAACGATATCCTCAGAGTATAGGATTATTTTACAGCGCAATGACACAACAAGTGGGTCTAAAACCTTTAGATGAAGAATACATCTTAATGGGCATGAGTGCTTATGGTAACCGCAATACAGATCGTTTGAATAGTTTTAAAAATTTATTCATAGAAAATGAATGGGATTTAGATTTCAAACAAAATTTTCACATAGGGCATCAGACTGAGCAATTGAACGATTGGCATGTTTGGGATATTGCAGGAGCTGCTCAACAACTAATAGAAAATTTGGTTTGCAATGTAATGCGTAGGGCCAGAAATTTTAATTGGTCTGAAAATTTAGTATACATGGGAGGAGTTGCATTAAACTGTGTTGTTAATTCAAATCTGTTTAATTATTTTAATGATGTTTGGATAATGCCTAATCCCGGGGATGCAGGCAGTAGTTTAGGTGCTGCTGCATTGGCATATGGTAAAAAATTAAATTGGAAGAATGCTTTTTTGGGACATAACATACCTGGAGTTTATCCTGTTTCCAATTTATTGGATGAGTTATTAACAAATAAAATTGCAGGAGTAGCAAATGGTCGAGCTGAATTTGGCCCAAGAGCATTAGGTAATCGCAGTTTGTTAGCAGATCCCAGAGGTACAGATATCAAAATGCAAGTGAACAATATTAAACAAAGACAGCAGTTTAGACCTTTTGCGCCTGTTATATTAGAGGAGTTAGCCTCAGATTATTTTGATATGCCAACATCCAACAGTCCTTATATGCAATTTGTAGCAAAATGTAAAATGCCGGATTTATATCCTGCGATAGTACATATCGACGATACTAGCAGAGTGCAAACAGTACCCAAAGACGGGTCCGGCTTACGAGAACTATTGGAAAAGTGGTTTGTTTTGACAGGGTGTCCTATGTTATTAAATACAAGTCTTAATATTCGGGGTGAACCTATGGTCAATGATAGGTTAGATGCAGATAGATTCGAAAAATTATATAGTTTAAAAGTTTTATCCTAAACTATATACTCAACCATTTAAGGAGTACAAATGAACCAACATGCAAAAAGAATTTTGATAATGGGTTTGCCTGGTGCAGGAAAAACTTATTTTGCTGAAAGATTAAAATACTATTTAGAAAACTATTCTGATATTTCTCATATGCCTTTAGTACACATGCTACATTTAGAAAATTTACCTAAAGCATGGAAGGCAAAGGTTAATTGGTTTAACGCAGATGAAATACGTAAGAAATTTAATGATTGGGATTTCACTAAGGAAGGTAGAATTAGACAAAGTTTACGAATGTTTCAGTTTGCATTGGAATGTTCAGGCGATTTTGTAATTTGTGACTTTGTGGCCCCCTTACCAGAAATGAGACATAATTTCAAAGCCGATTGGACGATTTGGATAGATACAATTGATCAAGGGAGATACGAAGATACAAACAAAGCTTTTGTGGCCCCTGAAATATATGATTTCAGAATTAACGAACAAAACGCAGAAAAATGGGTACCGTTTGTAGGGCAACATATTTTACAAAATAAACGTAGACCTATTTTTGATTGGAAAAAAGAAACAGTTCAAATGCTAGGACGTTGGCAACCTTGGCATGCAGGACATCGCGCTCTATTTGAACGTGCTATTGCAAAAACTGGACAAGTTTGTATTATGATACGTGATTGTCAAGGTTGGCAAGGTAGTAATCCGTTTGCTATTGAACAAGTTACTAACTTGATTAAAAGAGATCTTGATCCTTTCTATCAAGGACAGTATACTATTCAAGTTGTTCCTAATATAGTAAATATTACCTACGGCAGAGATGTTGGATACAAAATAGAACAAGAAACATTTGACGAAAGCATTACAAGTATAAGTGGTACTAAAATTAGAGAAGAAATGACAAAACAAGGTTTACTGTAAAATGTTCGATGTTGCATACTTTCTGCAAACAATAACATCTGAATATAAAGGCCTTCAAGCAGCTACTTGTGGTAGTATAACATATATTCGAACCTATAAGTGCGCCAGCAGTCTTTTTTATTTAAATTTAATAGAAAACTACGGTTGGAAATCTATCCCCATAAATCAAATTAATTGGAATGGGAAAGTATTTTCTCATATTCGAAATCCCATTGACCGTAGACACAGAGGCCTAGCGCATTACATTTACCATAATCATCCAAAAATTTTAGACAATCCGGAAATCTTTGAAGTTATGTTAGATATTCCATTTGTAGATTCTCACAGTGAAAGTTATTATAGTGCATTGGGGGAATACTGTTACAAAATTGATTGGATACCCATAGATTATTATAGTAATGATCTGGTGGTCAAGTTAACTACAATGTTGTTAAATCATTCAGGGCAAATACTTTTATCCGGTTTAGATCAAACATATCAGAATAGCAGTAATGATGAAGAAAAGTTGATTTATGAAAAAATTAAAACACATTTTGACTTTACATGGAAACAAAATTTAAAAAATAATATATATAGAAATTTTGCATTTGACAGGTATTTTCAAAAAGATTTAATTTTATATAAAGACATAATCGAAAACTTTAACCCTAATGGAACAAATTGGCCTGAAACAAGTTGGTTAAAAAAATATGAAAACAAAATTAATTAATGCATACATGAAAACAGCAAAGACATTTGCTGAATGTAGCACTGCTCGACGCTTACATGTTGGTGCTATCGTTGTTAAAGACGACAGAATTATTAGCATCGGATACAATGGGATGCCGTCTGGATGGGACAATAATTGTGAAGATGAAATACGATGGCCTAACGGTGAAATAAGATTTTTAGAAACTAAACCTGAAGTTCTACATGCTGAGCGAAATGCCCTAGACAAGTTAGCAAGAGGTAATGAAGGTGGTCTTGGTGCAACTATGTTTATCACTCATTCTCCTTGTTTGGAGTGTGCTAAAAGCATTTACGGAGCAGGTATTTCTAGAGTATTTTATGGAGAGCAATACCGCAGTGTTGATGGTATTGAATTTTTAAAAAAATGTAATGTTGATGTAGAACAAGTCGATGTTTGATGTTTTTTATTCGGGTCCTAAGCCCGAACTGTTTGCCTTTGAAAGCCCGGCTGAAAATCTATCACAGGCGGATCAACTAAGTAGGACAAAATACTTTTGGTTCATTAACGGGCATAATGATTACAGTCAATTTGATTTTAGTTATAAGCCTGTACCTTGGGAAGCAGATCATACTCATGTATGGCCCAGCCAATGGCAACAGAACGGGGGCACTTTGTTAGTGCCAACAGGAACTAAGGAACATGCTTGGCACTGGCACAATCAACAGATAACCAGAACTAGTTCTGTACCTATATACTATATGGATTTTATGAATCCAGAAAGTGCTGCACAACTATCTATGCTTCAAGAAAAATGGGGCAATGTTAAGAAAATACGTTATGTAGATAATCACTTAGATGTGTTAAAAAGAATCATCAGTATGGCCACAACCGAATACATTTGGGTTACGGCCAGTATCTGTGACTATGAACTTTTTGATTTTACATGGCATCCTAGTCAATGGCAGTCTGAAATGATTCATTGCTTTAGCTGGAGCCCCCATGAAAGAAACCGTCGAGGTAATACATTCTATATTCATGTTGAGTCGTTTCGAAAACAAATGTATGAACTTGAGCTATTAGATTGGTTTAATGTTATACACTATAATGATGAACAACGGGTTCCTTCTTTCGATTGCCCCACAATCTACTACACAGGAGATAATTTAGTAGAAATCATAAAAAAACATGATTTTAAATGGCCCTATGTAAAGTTTATTAATCATAAAAATACCTCAACAACTTTATTCAATGATGAAATATGTTTGTGGAGAGAAAAAGATAGACAAATTGTGCCTTTTACTTCAGACCATTCTAGTTGTTTAGTGCCTAAAGATGTCAAGCGTTATCTTGATAGCCAACTTTATGATTATCCTTACATTAACAATTACGATGTGGTAGTTGCCAGATCTCCGGGGCTGGATGTAAAGTATATAAGCAATGGCGAACCTGATGCCGATCGTTGGTATAATCATCTTTTAGATCACTGTCGAGGAACAAACGTACAACGTATAATGAATATTAATGGTAGAATGCAGGCATATAAAACTGCCGCTGAGTCTAGTCATACAGATTGGTTTTTTGCTGTATTTGCTAAACTAGAAGTAGACCCCAATTTTGATTGGGATTGGCAACCTGACTACTGGCAAGAACCTAAACATTATATCTTTCATGCCCGTAATCCAGTTAACGGTTTAGTATATGGCCATCAAGCTATGATAGCCTATAATAAACGGCTAGTATTAGAAACTATAGAATCGGGGTTAGACTTCACGCTGAGTAAAGCACACGAAATAGTACCCATTATATCTGGCACTGCACATTTTAATCAAGATCCTTGGACAACATGGCGTACCGCTTTTCGAGAGGTACTTAAATTAAAACATTTTCAACAAGGGTCCCCAACAATAGAAACAGAGTCAAGATTAAAAAAATGGTGTTCGATTGCACAAGGTAATTATGCAGAATGGTGTTTAGCAGGTGCTAGAGATGCAATAGAGTACTATGATTCTGTTCATGGCAATTATGATCAATTGAAACTTAGTTTCGAGTGGGACTGGCTTAAAATTTACTTTAAAACTAAATACTGAATGCGTATTAATGAAATTATAAAAGAAAACAGAAAAACAATTCAGGATGAAGATTATCATCCAAACGAAACTCCGCCTGGTCCAGAGTTTAAACCAACTATGCCTAAAGGAACAGTAAGAGTTGATGTCAGTGATGTATACGATTGGTATAAGTTAGGACAACATATAAGTAATCTCAAAGGTTTAGGCAAACACGATTTTGGAAAAGGTCCTCCTAGCACTATTTTTTCTTTTGGTAGTGAAGAACAAGAACACAAATACATAAAAGATTTAGAAAAAACAGGTCTGACTACAACAGATATTGACCCATTAGATCCAGATCAACCTCCAGGAATGAAAAAACAAAAAGTAGACCCGACGTTTAACGTAAATGAAAAAAGAAATACTTTGCTTACAAAAAAGAAATTTTAAGTATTAAACCTTTTAATTGTTTCTACTATTTTTTCAACTTCAATGTCTGTGAGTTCTGGATAAATCGGCAAACTCAGACATTTCATACAAAATTTACTACTTTCCCTATACAACTGCTTTACTGAATTAACATAAGAGAATCCCAAATTAGAATCAAATAACGGTTGAGTGTAGTGAATTTTAGTTTCAATATTATTTTTTTCTAAATGTTCTTTAAGTGCATTTCTTGCAAAAAATTTAATTACATATTTGTGCCAAGCATGGTCAACATTATCTTCTACTGTGGGTGTTTCTACTAGATTGTTAAGTTCGCGTGTATAGTATTCTGTAATATCTTTCCTTCGTCTTTGCCAACCATCGAAATATTTTAATTTTACCAACATACTAGCGCAATCAGTTTCACTCATTTTACTGTTAGTGCCCAGTAATTCGTGTTGGCTATGCTTACCGTTATCTCTAAGATTGCGTAACTTATCGTATATTTGATAATCATCAGTCAACAACATACCACCTGAGCCATAGTTGGGTAAATTTTTTGTAGGATCAAAGCTTAAACAACTAACTGTCCCTAATTTGCCACTAGGAATGCCTTTATAGCTTGCCCCAAAACTTTGAGCAGCATCTTCTATCACAAATATGTCTTTGTTAAAGAATTGTGTTTGGGTAATAAATCTGTCGTAGTCTACTACGTTGCCAAATAGATTCACATACATTACTGTGTCTATGCCTGCGTCATTAAGATTCATATCTAAAGATTCTAAATCTATTAGACCTTGGTCATCAGTGTCACAAAATACAGGGGTATTGCCAGTCATTAATACACTGTTTAATGTGGCAATGAAACTTATGCTAGGAATCAGTGTTTTTCGTTGATTATTTTTGCATTGTTGTGCAAATATTAACGCTTGAGTGCAACTATTTACAGCAATTGCATAAGTTCTATGTGTTCTTAATGCAATTGCAGTTTCAAATTTTTTAGTATATGGACCATCTAACACCAGACCAGTTTTAAGCACTTGGTCTGTGGTGTCTAATATTTCTTCTTTCAGCGATTGATACTGTCTGTCCAGACCAAAAAACTTTATCATAATAAAGATGACCAGTAATTGCTTTTTGCAAACCAGTCATGATATTTTTGAAATCCTTGTTCCACATTGGTTTTAGGGGAATAGCCTAAGTCTTTAATTGCTCTATCTATGCTTAAACGTCCTCTACTAGGAAATTCTGTGTCCTTGTCTGTTACTTCTATGTTCCCGCGTCCAGCAATTTTAACGGCTATTTCTGCTGCTTCTAACAGTGTATATAGTTTAGTGTCTGCTCTTGTTATATTATAGATTTTATTGTTAGCTATGTCTTTAGTGGCAGCTAATGCGATCCCAGTCGCAGTATCTTCAACATAAGTGAAGTCTAACACTTCTGATGCACCTTTTACTTTAAGTGTTTGCCCCCGCATGGCCCCTAACATGAATTTACTTACAACACGATCTTCTACATCATATTCGCCGTATACTGCACTGGGTCTAATTATTACATGATCGAAATAGCCTTGCCTGGTAGCATCTTGAACTAACCATTCACCCATATATTTCATGATACCATATTGACCTATAGGGCGACAAATACTGTCTTCGGTTACATCATTATTAAAGTCGCCGTACACCATGCTACTACTGATATAAACAAATTTAGCAATATTTTGTTTTTTTGCTGCCTGAATTAAATTCACTAATCCTGCCCCCATGACATTAGCAGCAACTACAGGATTTTGACTTACAATCTTTTGTCTAGGAAAACTTGCTAAATGAATTATTGCATCTGCATCCCTGTGCTTTTCAATTAGTAAATTAATCTGCTCAAAGTTCATTAGGTCTAGGGATACAATTTCTGAACGAATTCTTTTATGTCGCTCAGTCAACAAGTAATAAAGCTCGTCATGCGGGATAAAACCATAATCAGTGAAGTTATCAATTACCAAACATTGATGACCCCAAGATTCTAAAATACTAACAACATTATGGCCGATAAATCCAGCACCACCGGTTACGATAAATTTCATCCCCACCTCAATTTAAAATAAGTTAAATTTTTTTCAGTAAAATCAGCTACGATTTTAACTTCGTAACCCATAAATTTAGGATTTAGATTAGTGTAAAATACTGGTTTATCGGTACAGTTTTCCATAACCCATTGCCCCTTTTCTGTTTGTTGCCAATCCCAGATAGGTTCTGCCGCATACAGTTCAGGATCCTCTACATCACTTAGTCTAAAACTGTGAACACAGATTTTCATACAGCCATTTCAGCCTTAATAGCTGCATGGCTTTTATACCCGACTAATTCAATGTCGGATATTGTAAATTTGTCGATATCTTTAATGTTATGATTAAGTCGCAAAGTTGGAGCAGGTAATGGTTCACGCTCCAATTGTTCTTTTACCTGCTCTACATGGTTGCTGTATATATGAGCGTCCCCGAGCACATGAACAAACTCACCTACATCTAATTCGCACACTTGCGCAATCATGTGGGTAAGAAGGGAGTAGGATGCAATGTTGAAAGGTACACCTAAAAACATATCACATGAACGCTGATACATTTGGCAACTCAACTTGCCATCGGTTACATTAAATTGGCTTAGTACGTGGCACGGTGGCAGGGCCATGTCTTTTAATTCACCTGGATTCCATGCTGTTAATATATGTCTTCGTCCGTGCGGATCACGTTTGATATTTTCAATTAGAGTCGACAATTGATCGACATTACTGCCCCATCTGGGAGACTCCCATTTACGCCATTGTACTCCGTAAATCCTTCCCAAGTCTCCTTTAAATTTAGCCTTACTTTTCCAGTAATCTGCTTCTGCATTTGCAGTCCAGATAGTAGTCTTTTCCGAATCTTTATTGCCGTGTAGAATCTCTCTGAGTCGTCGTTCGTCTCTTGATCCCTCAATGAACCATAATAATTCGGATACCACACTACGCCAAGCTAACTTCTTAGTTGTAATGGCAGGAAAACCTTTAGAAAGATCATATCGTTGTTGTAGACCAAAGTAACTGATAGTGCCTACACCAGTGCGATCTTGTTTAATGGTGCCTTTTTCCAGCACAAATTTTAATGCGTTGAGATATTCTTGTTCCATATGCTATTTTAATTTGACGCTCTAAAAATGTCAATGTTTTTATATGTGGTCCAGTTACACAATCTATCCGTACTGGGCTTGGCACTTGTAGCACGAAACAGTTGAAGAAATTTCTTTAAATCAATTTGAACATCAGTTCTGTATTGACCTTTGAAATGAGTAATGTGCGCTTCGTCTATTCTATCCTTTACGGACATAAGAATTTCGGGCCCACCAATGACCCAAACTGTCTTTTTAGGATATATTTTTTGAATGTTAATAAGATGATTTGAAATATCTCCCGAAATAGAAGTTACATTGTATCCTCTTATTGGACGATTAGTTACAACATAAGTAGTTCTATTGGGTAATGGTTTAGGCATCTTGGGATCGTCCCATGTACGCCGGCCCATAACTACTATATTGTTATCTGTTTGTTCTTTAAAGTATTGTAGATCTTCACGGTGATGGGGCCATGGTAAACTACCATCCAACCCCATTCCTCCCCAATAATCTACAGCAAAGATTGCCTTGATCATAGTTTAGCTAAAATTTTATCTGTTTCTGGTTGTATTGTTTTTTCAACAGATTCAATGTCGACAAAAAAATCTACGTTTTCTATGTATTGATCTAAATCTTCAAGTCGTTTATTAATTTCTGTTTCCACCAATTCTGGATCTATTCCTTTGGACAGGATTTCTTTAATGTTAATTTCAACGTCGGTGCCGTCTAATAAATGTAAAACTAATCTTTCCAAAACATGTACTGGCACTTCTTTTTTATCAACGTCTTTTAGAATATTTCTCCATGCAGATTTCGAACTTAAATTAAGCTTCTTGGACTTTGGCTTTTTTGGTTTTTGGTCGGCCATTTTTTTCTTCAGTCACACCTAATAGTGCTTGTGCTTCTTTTTGCAAACGCTCACTTTCTGCCAATAACGCTTTAGCTTCAGCTGCCATTTTTTGAGATTGTGCTAATCGCTGTGCAGCTAATTGTTCATCTGACAAAATGTCTGTTAATTTCACATTTGTGTCAACTTGTGCAGGAGTACTTCTACTTTCTCTTGGTGCTTGTACTTCTCCCAAAGTTTTTTCTTGAGGGCGACGTTTTCCTGTATATCCTGCATTTTTATCCAAATCAGCCAATTCTTTTACTGCTTCTTCTCCCATGGCCATTTTGTTTAAAATTTCATTGAGCTCATCTAACCGTACAGTGCTTTTTACATTTGGGGTAACAATTACTTGATTGGTAGGAATTTTTTTAATCATTCCTTCTTTATGTAACGTTGCTAGTGCATTATTACCGTCTGACAGTGTATATCTGAATAAGTAATCACTGAATTCTTTAGCTTGTTGACCTGATTCACTTTCCAGTGCCGACATTATGTCGTCGTGAATGTGTCTGGGTAAAGTGTCGGGAAAAATTACCAAACACATATGTTCTTCGTTGGGTACTGTTCTAAATAAAATAACACATTTTTTGCTATTGTGTTTGCCTACATGTTTTATCATGGTCATTCCTTATTAAGTTTTGGCGTTAGGAGCTGAAATTACATTGAGATCTACTAGAAAAGAGTAAAGCTGTTGATAAGCTCGACCGATCTCAACGAATTCTTCTGGCCTGAACGCACCCCGTGAGCTGGCTAATTGTATAGAACTTAGTACAGTTAAAAGCTCTTGTGCAGGGATTTGTATTTCTTTTTGCTGATTTGTTTCTGTAGTCATATAATACGTCCAAGTACGTATTATTTACATCTAATAGATATATATTAAAAATTATGTTGATTCAATTGATCTAGTATTAAAGCAAAATAACTGGCCTCAGACAATACTTCAAACGCCGCACATTTTTGAATAGTGATATGATTGTCTGCCTTTAGATAGACATCGCCAAACCAAAATCTACCTGCTAAATTTTCATAAATCCAATCACTGAACAGTTTATCCGTGGCTTTAGCATCAAATGTGACTTTGGCAAAATGTGGCGGGCAATGCGCTAATTTTCTCAAATTGAAAACATTAAGTGGATTAATCTCTCCAAGTTTCAGCATCTATAAGCTCCAATGTTTTAATAATAAACAAATTTATAATGTAAACAAAAATACCTACACCTACACCTATGCAAAGAATATCAATAATCATTAACGTCATCCTCTACACACAATTTGCTGCATGTAATAAAATAATCGAACGCTTGTTTTACTGCTTCATGTTTAAGAAGTTTTTCTGCTTCTAACATCATCGCAGTGATGCCTGCATCAACAGCATCGTTAACGCTAGGGGCATGAAGTGTGCCTAGATCATCCCCTAGTGCTTCTGCCAAATTTTGCCAAGCTCTTACTTGTTTTTCTGTAAGAGGTTGTTTAGCTGGCGTCAGCTGAGATGCTTTTATTATTGCTTTACAGACTGCATCTTTGGCTACACGACCTGCTGCGATCATTGCAGCATAGTTTGGTTCTATGTGAAATCTACGGCTTGTACCGCCTGGATAACTCATGATTAAATGGTTGCCTTTAGGATACGCATCCATAAATTCAGAGTCGTACTCTTTTACTGGTATATATTTTTTACCAATTTTTTCATAGTATATTTTTTTCATCGTCTCTCTTTACACCGTTGCTATGTCGATCGTGATCGTCGTCGATGTTTTGATTGAATCGTTTTTCTTGAATAGTTAAATCCTTAAACACTTTTCTAGGATTGGCACACAAAATACAGCTAGGATTTCCACAATTCATTCCGTGTTTTTTACTTAATCTATGGGGTTGTTTTAGTTGAGGATGGGTTTCACTTACATAATGTTTCAGTATATCAACTTGTCTTTGAATAGCAGATTCTTCTTTATGTAACCTTTTGCTGTGTCGGAACTTATCATTTTCATTGCTCATTATAAACTCCCCTTAAAAATAATGCCACCCGAAGGTGGCATTTACTCCGAGCTTAAAAGTATTTACGCACCAGCAAGTTCCTTGGCTTTTTCGTAGATTGCCCACACACCAAAGGGCGGTTCTGCATCTTGATTGCCTTTGATAATGAATACAGTGTCGCAGTAGTCAGGATCTCCCCAAGAATTATAGGGCATACCATCAGTAAACATAATGAACTTTTTGGGTTCGATATTGTTCTGTTTCATGTATTCCCAGTTAGCCATAAAGTCTGTGCCACCACCACCTTGAGGTTCATACCCGCTAATATCATCTAGGTTGTCACTGGAGAACGTTTGATGATTGTAAATTTCTGTGTCGAAACTCCACACTTGAATTTTATACTCATCGTAAGCTTCCATGATACCTTTGATCTCACTCAAAAATGCTTTGATGTCTGCTTCGCCGATACTGCCCGAAGTGTCAATTGCAATGCATACATCAATCTGCGTACCAGGTTTCATGCCAGGCATGACAGCATCCATGTGCCAGCCTCGACGGTTGGGACGCATCCAGCTAAAGTCATCTTTGACTGTAGACTGGATTTGTTGTTGCAGCAGTTCGCGCCAGTTTACTACGGGCTTAGTAAGATCCTTAATCAGTCGCTTAACACCAGATGGCAAGTTACCTGCACCAACGGCCTGTGCAGACTGTAGCAATGCCTCACGAATTTCGTCTTTGATCTGACGACGTTCTTCGTCACTCAGCCGAGGCCGGCCTTTGCCTTCTTTGTCGCCATCTTGCTCATTCTCACCTTCACTACCTTCGCCTTCAAGATGTTCGTCCAACATCTGTTCCAGCAGATCATTGATATCGATTTTCTCTGCTTTGTCGTAGAGATCATCATAGACTTCTTCTGCACTCCAACCTTTGTATTTGGGATCATACAAGCAAGGATTAATGCGTTCACCGATTTTTTGTTCAAGCAGATCAGAGTTTACACAGTAATCTGCAGCACAATTAAACAGCCGGCGGTCACGAAAATCCCCAGTCCGACCAATATGGTCGTAGACATTATGAAGAACTTCGTGTCCAAACAAGAATTCAAGCTCACGCGGTTTGAGCTTGTTTACAAATTCAGTATTGTAGTAAAAGTTACGACCGTCTGTGGCCGCGGTGCCCAACCAAGAATCTCCATTAACCAACTTCAGCCGAGTAGCCAAGTTACCGAAAAACGGCGCTTTAAGAAGAAGACCAATACGGGCAGTGACTAGTTTTTCACGCACTGATGCATCCAATCGCGGATCCGTATTTTCAGTGAGACTGCCTGCCAGTTTAGACTTGGATTTTTCGCTGCTAGTAGTTGCCATATCACGCTCCTTACACAATACCAATATTATAAGAAATATTGGAATATTTGTCAATCAAACTTTATCTGGTAATACAATATCACCACGGAATAAATTTACTAATACATTATAGATATATCTATTTTTGCTAATACCTACGTTATAAAATTGGAGATCATAATAATAATCTTCAGCTTTAGACAAAGTAAAGCGAACTCGATTGTATTCTACAACCACTTTCCAGTTTCTATTGTGTTCATCTTTATAAGTAAATTTTGAAATTTCTTTCCATTTGAATTTGGGAATTTCTTGTGTAACTCTATGCCACAAACTTTTTGCATCAGCAACATTAATGTCACGTTCCTTGGCCGAACTAATACGTTCTAATCTTCCGCCGATGCTGATAAGGTCTTTACCGGATAGACCAAGAAGTGTGGTGTAACTAACCAACTGTCTAATTTGCTCTTGTTTTTCCGAAGAGAATCTCTTAAAAGTCAAGTCCTCTTCTAATTCTTGATCTAGTTCCATTTTATAACCATTTCAATTTGAATAAGGTAAATTCTTCGTCACCAGCAAAGTAGATTGCAGTTTCTTTTCTGCCTTCTGACACAAAGTGCCAAGCCCATTTACGAACAAAAGCATCATCTTTATCTGCCAGACAAATTAACACTTCACGTTCGTAACTACGACCAAAAGTGTCCCAACACCAATCTCTTAGTTCAACAAATTTTAAATAGCGTTCTCTAATAGGCCCTGTAATTAGGACACGAAATTTAAAGTGTTTGTGTCCTGTAAACCTGATGTCTAACTTTTGATAAACAAGAGAGGCATTCATAGTAAAGCCCATTTAATGAATGCCTCTCTTTGTTTACTTCTGGCTAGCCGCCACGATGTACTTACCAAATCGCTTGTGGAACTCATCAAAGTTCTTAAGCTTGCCGGGCACAAACGGAAGGTTGTAAGTAGTCAGCGCGACCCTTGCACCCATAACAGTCAACTCAGTAGTAAAATTGTCCATCATGAACTTGAAGAAGTTGTCTGCCATTTCATGCCATTCCGCACTGATCTTGCCTGCTTCTTTCTTAGCAGCATCCTGCAGTTCGTAGCACATAGCAATGGTCAGACTGTACATAGCACTGATCTCTTTGACCTTGAGTTCCTTGACCTTACCAGCAAGGATCTCGGAGGGTTTAGGCAACTGTCCAGCAACCTTACGGTGTGCCATAAACTTAACAGCAACACCTTCGCCCACAGCACCCGCAACCATATCGGTCAGATCCTCGGTGCTGATATCGTCGTCCTTAAGCAGTTCGCTAACAAAAGTCCACGAACGCGGCGTAGCAAACGAACGGCTAGAACTACGCGGATCAAAGTCGTAGAGATCCTGTTTGGCGAAACCCACATAACCAACCACGTCCTTGTGGATCTTGTTGGTCACTGCCCACGTCTCCCAGCTGGCATGATCTACCCGCATTTCGATATGCACGAAACGATTTGCCAACGGAGCAGGCATACGGTAAGTAACGCCTTTGTCGCTTTCACGGTTGCCTGCAGCAATTACCACAACGTTGTCAGGCAAAACATACTTGCCAATACGACGATTCAACACCAACTGATATGCTGCAGCCTGGATGCTGGGAGCAGCACTGTTCATTTCGTCCATGAACAGAACCACATAAGGATATTGGCTGGCGAATTCTTCGTCGGGCAGATCGATAGGCGGCGCCCAATCCATCTTGCCAGCATCTTTGTTATAGAAAGGGATACCACGCAGGTCAGTAGGTTCCATCTGCGCAAGACGCAGATCGATAAATGCGGCACCCAGTTCATTGGCGACACCAGCAACCACTTCACTCTTACCAATTCCCGGAGGGCCCCACAAAAACACGGGACGTTTCTGCTTGAAACAAGCAAGGATGATACGGCGGGCCGCAATAGCGGTAACAGTACGATGCTCAGTAACGGATTCTTTGGTCATTTAGACACTCCTGTTTAACGTTGAAAAAACAATTATAGTTGGAAAAAGAATATTTGTCTGTTGTTATTCTGCAACAAGACTGGGACTAAAAGTGAATTTTGCAAAAGAAATATTTTGATTCATGGATTTCGCAGCATTTTCAGCCAGTTCGCGACTGGCAAATTCTGCCACCGTTTGACCAAATCTTGCATGATCTGATCCAAGAGTTTCGAATCTAACTACGGTCCAAGCAGGGCTACGATCATCGTTACCACAATCAAATCTAACTTCAAACTTGGTCATAATTTTCTCCGTGTTTGTATTTACTATACCAATATTATAAGAAATATTGGAATATTTGTCAATCAAACAACTTCTAGCATGTTAGCAGGAACACGCCAACGCAATTGCCCTGCGTTAACTGTTACGTACTTGACTGCAACCTTTTCCACGGTTCCAGTGATAGTCTGCTGACGTTTAGTAGAATAGAACTTGACACGATCCCCTAGGGTAATACTGCGTTTGATCTCTTTAGACAGTTGGCTGCGCCTATATTTTACAGCCATAATCACACTGTCTAATTGATCATTAGTCAGATCACCAAACATGATGGTTGAGTTGATGTCTTGAATCGTAGCCATCTTGCGCTCCGTGGTTTAAGTGTAGAGTAATTTTACCAAATATTGGAATATTTGTCAACCGCTGGAACGTTCAAGGTTGTTTAGGTAGGCGACAAGATTGCCGTCCATTAGATTGATCATACTGGCATCCTGTTCATCAAAAACAACGAATTTTTCAGGCAAAATAAAATACATACCCCCGAAATATCTATCTAGTTGCAACACATTACGATTAGTTAACGGTGGGCTGATATCAAACTTGTATGACTTAATGTTTAAGTCACTGGTTACAAATTTGAAACCAGAGAGGCTTAATCTTAGACTGTTAGGATCTTTTGGATTATTCCAAATCATGTACGATAGTTGGCTAGAACGCTTGCCAACCATCTCTGCAAATATATCAGTTAGTTGAGTTTGTGTATATCTTTTAAGGGAAGATCCTGTCGCCACTTTTAAGTAGTACCACAGTGAACTGATCTGTTTTAAACAGGGTGTTTAATTTCTTGGCTAGATTGATTGCATGCCCAGGATTACTAAAACTTGTTTTTTTATACTTCGGTCCGGGGTAATTAGTCAGCATGTTACCGGATTTCAAATTGATGGGTTGATTAGAATAAAATACTGCCCAAATCCCCTCACTGCTCAAAACTTGTTCGGTTTTATAGTTTACTTTATTTACGTGCTCTACCAGCACTGTGGGTTTGGGTCTACTCATTTTATTACCTAATATTATTTATCTAATTATCTGCTAGTTTTATTTTAAAACTTGCCACCGTCTATAGCAACTTTAATAACCTGTTCCTGATTTTGTAAAAGCTGAATCTGCTTACTTTGATATGCACAATGTCCTAATAGGTCCATTATATCCGAATGTAAACTTTTGGCCTCTTGTGAAGTTAAAATTAATTGTTTACTACCAGTTTGATTTAACAGTCTGACTTTGTCGTTGAATTTTCTTAGATGCAGTGATAAGTTATTTTCCATGTTGTTCCAATACTTTCAGTTGGTCTAGCATGTCATCTTGACTGTGAAAAGGACCGTAGAACGGATAGCGATTAAGGCTAATTAATTTAGGACAAAATGCTTCAGTCCAAGAATTATTTAATTTTATAACATAATATCCAGCACAAAAGAAACTTTTACTTTTATTGGTTTTTGTATAAACAGGAAACTTATGTTTAATATCCCACATTACATTATATGCTCTGCCTGTAACTGGGTATTCATATACAAATCCATTTATTGTTTTGTTAGGTGCTTTTACTGCTTCACGTGAAAACTTAACATTATGAACTTTTGTTAACAGTTTAATAGTGTTAAATTTTTCCCTTTGATCATTTGATACATAAACAAAACCGCCATTATCTACGGCTTGGATAGTGGCAACTTTGGATCCTTGGGATTCTACAATCCAATATTTGTTTTTGACAATTTGTTTTGCAATTAGTTCATTCATGAAAAAGTAAGTCCTAGTACAATAATATAAGTGAGTTGATGAGCCAATTGGTCTAAACCCAACTGATGCCAAAAAGATTTATCAGTTATGTCTCTGGTGCCCCAGTACATTTTAGCCCAATCGATATGATAATGTAGTGCTAAGTCCAATGCGCCCATGGCTAAAGCAAATAAAATTCCTGGGTATCCTAATACGATCCATACACAGCAGAAAGTGCCAATGCCATGCTTAACACTGTGGGTCATTCCAAGCCAAGAACCATAACGTCCTTTGTTTTCAATTTCAACCTGTGTTTGATTGACAAAATCAAAAAAGAAATGTTTTAACTGAAGCAATACTAGGAAAAAAATTTCAGGTCCCATGTTTAATTTTCCTTTGATATTGATATTCGCGTTTAAGCCAGTACTTGTAACGTCGGAAATATTCTTGGCTGTTATAACTTACTGGCAAATTAAATGATTCTAATTCAGCTATATGGTCATACCACATACTGTTAATCCAAAGGCGAAACGCACTGAGTTTATTTTTCGCAAAGTTTGTCATAAGTTAGCTCGTAATCGCGGATATGAGCCACGGGTTTAATCCATCCGTGGCCGATACACTCTTGCAGTAGATATTTGTAACTTTCTGGACATCGATTACTGATTTCAAATCCTGCTCTAGGAACCGTTGTAAATCCATCTTTGATTAAAAAGTCAGGATCTGATTGTTTAATCATTTTAGTTTGTCTTGGTTGTGTGGTATATTTGATCATCATATAACTCAAATTTTTGCAGGATTTCTTTTGCAACGTTGTATTGTTGATGTTCCAATGCAATGGCTGCACATTGTCGTACAGCTATTTCTATACTATGTTCTAGCAACCTTCCGCCAACTACCGGGTAATGAGAACCGCCTGCTTCTAAAGCAATTTGTTTAATTATGGGTTTCATCTTCGATTCCAAAATAATTTTTTATTAGTTCACCAGCTCTTTTCATTGCCTTACCGCCATTGGGGCCGAAGTCATCCTGTGCAGTAATATCAGTGTTAAGAACCATAACACATTCTTCAATCAAATATTGACCTAAAGTTTCGATAAAACCAGCCATCCATTCTTCTGCTGGTACGTTAATGTCTGCATGATCCTGCCATGCTCTAACTGCTACTTCTTGTATACGATGATTCATTTGGGATATCCTGCATTAAGAATTTCTCCAATGGTAGAACTATTTTCACTTAATTTGTTAAGCTCATACTTACCACAAAACTTAAGAAATTGTGCTCCTACCATCGGGCGATTTTTAGCTACACAATTTTCTTGAATAGTTTGATCAATAATAGATTTAATATTATCTGGTTGAGCATTTAGATCAACCAACTGCACATTTCTCACATAATCATCTAGCACACGATGTTCATTACCGTTATGATCAGTCCATCTCTGTAGCATTAGGTTATTCCAATGGAAACCTTTACGACTCATATCTTCGTATGCTTCTTGTAAACCCACTTTATTTTTACTACCTTTAGTACGAACACCTGGATATGCACTGAAAATATTGTCAGTGGGATCACCACGCATACATTTTTCAAATAGAATCCATTTAGGATTAGGAATACATTTTGCTTCTTTTGTTTTTTTGTCTATAACAGGGCGGCCTTTTTTATCAAAAATACCGTTAATAGTGTGCAATTCATCTGCCACACCATTGTATTGATTTACATTTTCTGCCAACAGTTGATGAAAGTCAGTGTCACTGCTTACAATAGTATGATGATCATTGGGGTGATTGCGGATAAATCCTGCAATAAGATCGTCTGCTTCTAACTGCTCATGCCTTAGTACAGTGCAATTTGTTTTTTCTGTCAGAAATGTTTTAAGATCGTCAAATGCTTCCCAAAACAGCCTGTCTTCTTCTGCTTCCCTTTCTGTTAGGGCAGCTCTAGCTGCAGCACGATTGGCTTTATATGGCGGATAAAAATCCTTGCGCCAACTACGACCTTCTAAACAAAATATAACATGATCGGCATGTTGATCCCGCCAAGCCTTATTAACACTGGCAAGAGTTACATGAATGGCAAACCCCAACTTATCCCATGTATCGCTTTGACGATGGGCACTGTGGCGGGCTCGAAAGAATGTGTTGGCTGTGTCTACAATAAGATATCGCATAGTGCCATAATAATAGCATATTATTTAAATATTTGTCAATAGCCTACTTACAGGAGGCAGTAAAAATTCGGCCCATGCACGATGAGCATCTGGACCATAATGGTAAAATTTTGGATTACTAGGTTTGAATCCTTTGTTTTCTAACCAGTAATAGTATGTAAAGTTTTGTTCATATGGATTAATATAAGAATCATGCCAATCGTATTTTGGCAAATTCCAATATTTAACGTGGTGAAAGTATGAATAACAATTAAAAAATAAGTGCGGTATTTTTTTATCTAATAGCTGGCAATGAAAATCATAAATTTTTTGATGCCAACTTAGTTCTTTTTGTTTTTGTATTTCTGGTTTAACAGAGTTTATCACCCAATGTTTATATCTTGTTTGTAACTCTTCTGGCACTGAGTCTACCCCTGAACTAGTAACATAAACACATTGACCATTATGTATCCATTCTTCCCGTTCCCAAGTTGTCCATCCTACTATAACAAAATCTGGTTTGTTATTGCTTAGGTATTGTTCGGTAGTACGTAAAATAGTTTCATTAGAGCAGCCTGCTGTAGCATCACATCTAAAATGAAATTTTAAAAAAGTCGACAAATGAAACCCATAGCTTGCATTAATACCACCAGCATCATGCCCTGCACTATGACTGTCGCCGTTGACGTATAAAATCATTCTGTGTATGTAGGATTAGGAAATTCTAGTTCAAATATGTGATAGCTATTAATTTCAGTGTCTTTAAGAGCCTCCGCAGTTCGATTCCATTCAGCTTCTTCTAAAGTCCTAAAAAAACCAAGTCCGATGTACGTACCGTGTGCGTTTCCAACTGGTGAAAATGTAATTGTTGGTTTAGTGGACATTTTAATTAACTGATAAAATTTTAATGTCTTGGGAGGCTTAATAGATTCCATTAGCTAACCTCGGTTCTTCCGTCTCCGATATCTTTACGTTGAATTCCAGAGATTGGTCGCGGGTTATTAGCTTCGTATTGCTCAAAGGTTTCTAATACGACATTGCGACATACATCTTGAAACCAGCGGTCTACAATTTGTACATCATCCTTGCCTTGATAACCTGCACGTAATAGTTTCATAACAAAGAATTCGTTCCAATCCAACTCAAAAGATCCATTGCCTACATTGTTAGGATCGATTTCTACTTTGAGAACACTGACCCACGGTTCTTTGCGTTTAGTTGCTTCTTCTTTTGGGTCTCGGGCTTTTACAGTTAACTTTGATTTAGAAGCTGTATTAGCTGCGGTAGTTGTTTTTTTAGTTGCCATATTTTTTCCTTAGATTATTTACCCCACCCATTGCCCCATAGATCTACATGCAGTCTGGGACTATAATTATACCCTCTGCTCAAAGCCCAATCAGCAACACGAACGCGATTACGTTCATATGGCGTAACTACACCACCTTGAGGCATGACGTAGACTCTGCCCGAAAAACCTGCTTGTCTGTATTCGTTTACTGCCTGTTCAACTTCTTCAAAATGTTGTTCTGTTTCTACTACAAACTTTAGATATACAGTACCAATGTTTTCGTAAGCTGCAACTGTGTCTGGTCTAATAGCATCCTCCCACCGTTCTCCACTTGCACTTATTTTAGGGCTTACACTAAAAGTAATTTCTCCCCCATTGCCATAAGGAAACCTAGACTGATTCCATTCTTGTAAATATTCGATAAAGTCGTCTTGTAGTGCTTGTGTACCATTAGTTTCGAAAGTGATATTTCGCAAATCCTCCATCTTTTCATCGCTGAGCAGATCTCGATAAGCACGTTGCCACCCTAGCAACGGTTCTCCACCTGTGATAACAAGATGAACATCATTGCCATTGTCTTGCAACCAACCTTTGTTTGGAGTTAGTGCAAGTAGTCGATTGACTACTTCATGCACAGACAGTGCGGGACTTAGATTTTTAAATGCTGGATGCCAACTTGCATAGCTGTCACAACCTGTATTGACCAATGGTAAACTGTTAAAATCCTTATACAAATGAACATTTTTTGCAATGTCATCTGCTTCAGTACTTCGAACACCTGGTGCACATCCAAATCCTGCGCATGTAAAGTTACAACCAAAGGTTCTTAGAAAGACACTGGGCACGCCAACAAAACGTCCTTCACCTTGTGCACTATAGAAAATTTCACTAATTTTAATTTTAGACATAATGGTTTATTTTACAAAAATATCGTTAATTTGTCTATTAACTCGGACAAATGTTGTACATTTTGGTAGCTGTTTTAAAGTAGGTGCACCCACATAAGTGCAAGTACTCCTTAACCCGCCCAGTATGTTCAATACTGTGTCATTTACTGAGCCCTTATAATCTATAGAGACGGTTCTTCCTTCGGATGATCTATATTCTGCCATACCCCCATGATGTTTATGCATAGCAGTATCAGAACTCATACCATAGAAAGTTATCTTTCCATCGTTGACAGCTCCGCCACCTTCATCGTGGCCAGCTAGCATACCCCCAAGCATAACATAATCGGCGCCAGCTCCAAAAGCCTTGGCCACATCTCCAGGGCAAGTACAGCCACCATCAGCAATAATATGAGCACCCAGGCCATGGGCAGCATCGGCACACTCGATGATTGCTGATAATTGCGGATATCCCACACCAGTTTGAACGCGAGTAGTACACACACTACCAGGACCAATACCCACTTTAACAATGTCTGCTCCACGTAAAATTAACTCCTGAGTCATGTCTGCAGTTACAACATTTCCTGCAATAATGGTACAATGTGGGAATGCATCCCGCACATCAGCAACATAATCCCCAAATCTTTCGCTGTATCCATTTGCAACATCAATGCAAATGAATTTGATTTCAGGATACGAATTTATGATTCTACTTAGTCGCTGAAAGTCTTGTTCACTGGTGCCAGTGCTGACTGCAAAATAATTGCCACCAATTTTTGCAACCAATTCATAAAGGTCACACTCGTCATAATTTTTTACCATACAAGTAAACATTCTATGATTCGATAGCGATTCGGCCATAGATATTGTACCTACCCCATCCATATTTGCAGCCATGATAGGTACACCTGTCCATTTGAATTTGCTGTGTTTAAATTGATATGTTCTACTTAAGTCCACTTCTTTTCGACTAGAAAGATTACTTCGTTTGGGACGGATCAAAACATCTTTAAAATCTAATTTTATGTCTTCTTCAATTCGCATTCGCGTTCTCTTTAAAAATATTGGACCAAGTTCGGAGTTTTTCTTTTTTTACTTGTTTTGCTTTATCTAGTGAAAGTCGATCTACTAGCCCTTGATCAATTAAAATATCAATCATGGCCAGAACATCACCCATCTCATTTGTTAACATTTGATTATGGGGAATTTGCGTTCGGTAGTGCATACTTTCCAATCCAAATCTTCTGCACTTACTGACTTCTACTATTAGTTCCGCACATTCTTCTTGAAGGATGTCTAAAGTTTCTTGAATTTTATTGTTCATTTTACCAATGTCTAATAACACCTGCAATAATTACAGAATTAGTTATGATATATGTTAACACAATCGCGGTGCGAATACAAGCAATACGATCTGCTTCCTTGTCGTCGTTTCCTGTTTTTTCACCCAGAGCTTTAGCCCAAAGTCGCCAAAATTTTTTTTTGTGCATAACAAAAATGGCAATGAGTTTTAAACTCACTGCCTATTCAGCTTTAATTGTTTGATTTGATAATATGTGATTCGTTTGTGTCTGCTGCAACTCTACGTTGAAGCCAACTTAACAAAACTCCATATGCAGGTAGAATTACTAACAAACTAACTAGAATTTTACTGATGCTGTTATTAGTAGCAACAATATGCCAGTTAGCAGCCATAAATTCATTTGCACCTTTGTAGAAAGCTGTAAAGAAAAATGCGTAGGTATCAATAAACGTACTGACTACTGCACTAAGGCTTGGAGCAATCCACCAAGTTGCATATTTTTCACGTAGATATTGGAAAACATAAACATCCAACAAATTACTGACAAAGTAAGCAACACCAGACCCCAGTCCGATTCTAATTGCTACAGAATCAGGAGCTCCGCCCAATTTTACAACTAGCATACTGACTAAAATTGCAGGAATAAATGCAAGCGTAATTACTGCACGACCGGTTTGTTTACCAAGCAAACGCACAGTCAAATCAGTTAATACCACTACCAACGGAAATGTAAATGCCGCTAATGCTAAAGGATTTCCAAAAATATTGATTTTAAACTGAACAAGATAATTACTTACTGCAATGATTACTACATGTAGTGCCATTAGTTTGTAAGCTAATGAACGATCTACTCCACCTAAGATTTTGTCTAACATTTTTTCTCCTTAATTAATCGACAAATTCTCTATCTTCCCTATGGCCAACTCTCATGGCCATATTACTGTCGGTTTCCCGTACTTCAACCTTGCAGCACCAAATTCGTTCTGCTTCAGTTTTTCCGTACATGGGTAGAAAGATAGTGTTTATGTACTCATAAAGAAAATCTGCAAGACCTTCACAGCCGGTTTTCTCTACGACAGTAATTTTTGCTAAACCAAGTTCTCCAAGACGGAGTAGTTCAGCCTTTTTGGGATCATCTTCTGCTACAAGCAAAGTATGATCGAACCATTCTTCTAGTTTTTCTTTTAAAGGTTTTAGTCCACCAAAATCCATACACCAATTACGTGCATCTAGTGTATCACATTCAAATTCAAAATGAAATGATAGTGCATAACCGTGAATTAGATTGCAATGACTGTCTGCCCGCCATTGACGATATGCAACTGGACCGATTTGTCTGTATGTTTTAGTACTAATATATTTTGCCATCTCTTGCCTTTTGTAAGTAAGTTTGATGACTTGCAGAATATTTTGAGTGGGTTGAAAGTCTGAGTCCACTGTAAAATAATATTTATCGCCACCAGGATTCATAAGGAAAAACAATCCAATCTAATGGTTGTTTAGTAACTTCCCTACCTACGTAATCCATTTTTAATTTACAACTGCTAGCAGTATTGTCGACGACCACGGCGAATCTGACATTATTATTCCAAACGTTTACCCACCGTTCATTGTAAGGATGACAGCCGGATGGCCAATCATCTACAAGCCAATTAATGGTTGCCCCTGAGTCATTGATATCATCTACTACTAAAATATTTTTACCATTGAATGCATCTTCTGCCATCCAAAGATTGCTTTCACAGCCATTTTCCTCATCACGCAAACTAATTTTAATTGTTTGCATAGGAACATCTAAATAGTGACTGATCATCGTTGCTGCAGTCAACCCACCACGAGTGATTCCTACAATGTAGTCAGGTCGCCAATCGGATAATGTAATTTGTCTAACAATATCTGCTACTAAATTTCTATGTTCTTGGCCGGTAATATTAATATAATTCATCAAGCTTCCATATGTGAGTTTAAATTGGTTTGTTCTACATGATTCATAAATTTAATAATGAACATGCTGGCTACACCAGCATCGTCACCGTGAAAGTGTAGTCTAACACCTCCAGATCCATCTTGTCTACGATAACAAGGTTTGCTTTTACCAAATTGAACATACTTATCTAACCTTTTTCCGCCGCGGTGATCCCACCATTCTTTTTGAACAACTGTTCCACCGACCATTTCGTACCACTCGACCATTTCTTCCGTTAATGTATCAATTTCGATATAGATAGCAAAGTTAACGGTGCATCCTGGCGGTAATGGAATCATTGTTTTCTTTCCACAAGATATTGTTCCCAATGAATCCATTTGTTTCTAACAAGAAATCCCCACTCCCTGCGTTGTGGGCCTGGCATAAACAGTGTCCAAGCAGTTACACCTTCTTTTAATTCAATGCGATGATATGAAGTAGAAGCACATACACGAAAATGTCCAGGACCACGCCAATGACGGGTTTCTCCCACCTTGACACCGTTTGAATCAAAGTCGGGAGTCCATTCATAATAACCGCCTTTAAGTATTAGGGTAGCATATGGCCAAGGATGATCATGTACATCATCGGGATCGCTTTTAAGAAACTTGTGCAAGAACACGTTAAACGGAAAGTGTTTTCTGTCTTTTAGAAACAGATAGTAACGCTCGAGATAAGGTTCATCGTTGACACGATCCATAACAATGCGTTTACGACCTATTCGATCTAACAGTTTTAAGAACATTTTAGGACCTTAGCATTTCCATTGAAACTATATCTGCAACTTTTTTACTGATGTCTTCACTCTCATCAATCACATAAACGATGCGATCATTTCTGTCTTTTCTGTCATCGTATCTGGACACAGTACAAATATATCCGCCTCGTGCAGAAGTTATATTGAACCTTACAGTGTGCGGAAAATTTGTATCCTCGTCCACGTCCCTAATAGAGGTAAGTTGCGCATCCTCATACTGGCTTTTGTGTTCCCAAGCTTTTTTCGCCTGTTTATAGAACCATCGATCAAACCAATTCATTTTTTCTCGCTTTCTTTGTTTTTGATTTGCTATTGCCTTTACTAGTCTGTCCACTGCTGTCGCTGTTGATTTTTTGACTTGTGCTCTGTTGATTGATTGCATCATTAATATCCTTATTGAGTTTATCCCAGTCCCAAGTCATATCCACACGGCCATCTTCATGTTCAATGATTGTAGTATGCGAACCTTGCGTAACCTTAGGCCAGATCGAATTCAATATTTCTTTAGTTGATTTCTTTTTGGTCACCATATTATTTTCCTGTAAATTCTTGACCAGTATCTTTGTTTACTAACTTAATTGGACCATAAATTATGTGATCAGTTTCGTCATTCGTCCAACCATCGGCTTCCATGCCATCAAACCAATCTTCATCCCACAGTTCTTTAATACGTTCTTGCTCTTCTTCGCTAATAGAATCTGGGAATTGCCAATCCAACCAGCAGCCATCATCCATTTCTTCCATGTCCCAATCATAGTCAGTGCCGAATAGATAATAGCCTTCTGAATCTTTATTATCTAAATCAATGTCTGGCTGCGTATCACTTTCACAAGACCAATAGCCCCAACGGAAACCTTCTTCTTTAATGATTGTAACATCACCTTTGGTCCAGTATTGTCGTTCAACTGCTTCTTTTTTATATAGATTGCTAATTTGCCAATTAGCCATGATTAGTCCTTAAAATAAACATTTAATACTTCGAGTTTATCCATGTATTCTGCAATTTGTGCAACTTCTTTTTCAATAGCATCCATGATGTCACTATGTTCTGCAATTGCAGTTGGATTGTGAAGTAAAACTTCTACATTCATTCTATGTTTTTCAATGTGTGCTTGGTAATGTTGTCGGCTTGCATTTAGTAGTAGAGTTCTCATTTTTCACAGCATCCATTTGATAAATAAGTATAGTTTAACATGTTCGAAAGGAACAAGTCAATGTTTTTAGAAAACAAATACGCCAAAGTTTATTTTAAAATAATTGATAACGCTAAAAATCGAGGGAGCATTAAAGAAAGATTTGATATGAATCAAACTCATCATATTATTCCTCGCTGTATGGGCGGAACGAATGATTTCGACAATCTTGTTGTTTTGACATATAAGGAACATAGGCTCTGCCATCGTCTTCTTATTAAGATGACTTCTGGAGAGTATAAGCATAAGATGATGTATGCTTATCTTCTCTTTGACAAATCATATGATACCTCCGGTATGCCATCTCCCCAAATGTATTGCACCGACGAGTCTTACCGAAAAATGGTAGATACTCGAAAAAGACAAGGCTCGTATAAACGAGGCAAGGAAAATATTTTTTCTTCTCCAGGTATTGTAGAACAAGTTCGAAAACGGATGATTGAACAAAATCCTATGAAATCTCCGGAACAGAAAGAGCGTATGCGACAGCAGAACAATAACCCGTTTTGTAAGCCAGTTATTGTAGAGGGTATTATTTTTCCTTCTATAGGTGCTGCTGCAAGACACTTTAATACTACTCCTTTTAAACTTAAAAAATATTTTAGCGTGGAGAGAAATCCTGCTGGAGTTTGATATTATCAAAAAACTCTTTTTTAGTTCCAATATCGTCCTTAAATGCTCCCCGCAAAACTGTAGTCTGAGTCAGACTCGAGTGCGCCATTATCCCCCGATTTTCACAGCAGCCATGTTGAGCCTGTATATAAACCCCTACATCTTTGGCTCCCGTTGCACGTTCGATCTCCCTAGCAATGTCATTACAAAGTTCCTCCTGGAGAGTACCACGTCTTGCACACCACTGAGCAATCCTAGTATATTTTGAAAGACCGATAAGCTTTTGGGCAGCAATAATACCAATGTAAGCAACACCAGTAACGGGTTGATGATGATGGCTACAAACACTACGAAGCTCACTGCGAACAACAAGCATACCTTCGTAACGTTCCTCCGAATCATTTGGGAATGATGTGCAATCTGGACTGGGGTCATATCTACCTGCCATTATTTCATTAAAATACATTTTTGCAAGACGCTTCGCAGTGCCTTTACTGTTAGGATCTGTTTCTCTGTCAATTAAAAGACTATCGAGCACTTTTTCAAATGCTTTAGCAGCTTCTACAATAAGAATATCTTTCATGTCTTCATTGACATATTCTGAAATGTTATCGCCAGCCCAAAATCTTTTGCCGTCTTGTTTCATTTGTTTGCGAATTATCTGTGATAAGGGAACGCCTTCGTCTTCCATATTAGTCCTGTATTGTAATTTCTCTTAGATCTGTATAGTTTACTTTTTTTGGCGCGGGCTTGTCAAGTTTTAATTGATTCAAAAGTTCTAAACCTTTTATAGCTTCTTCTGGTGTAGGTTTATAATGATACCCAACTCGGAAAGTTTTTTGTTCTGGCCAAGGTCGAATATTTAGATTCCTGCCATCATATCTCATCTCGATTAGTGCATCATATGCATTTCGATTATCTAACAAAATTGCACCACCACGACCAATGCTTAATGGTTTGTCAAATCCGAAACTCAAGCACTGCATCATGCCAGGCCGATACATGTTTTGTTCTAACCGTCTTGCACTATCCCAAATGCAGGTATTTTGAAATCTATATTCACCTGTCCAATAATCAGGTATCAGCTTATAAGATATTCCTAATTTGTGCATAGTCATAGGAATACTTAGATATGTAAATGCAGTAAATTCACAATATCTTACCTGTTCATACCTCAAACAAAGTTCAATGGCATGAGTGCAGCAGTCGGTCATTACTGCATACGGAGCACCAACAAACTCTGCCAGCTGGCTCTCGAATTCAAAAATTTTATCGAATGTTACCAAGTAATTGTTTCGCTGAAAAGAAATCGTCTGACAATTTTTTGACAGTGGATTCAATCTGATTGTGATAACTGTCGTAATGTTTCATCATTACTCTAATATGATTAATTAGATAATCTTTGTAATGAATATAACTTGCCCAGTCTTCAGTCCATGCACTTGGATATTTAAAACATTCTGGGTACATTTCCGAATAACTTAGTCTATCAGGTACTACAGGAATTGCACCCAGTATTGCACCTTCATATGCACCTATACCCAATGTTTCTTGCAAACTAGCACTGAACACCATTTTGGCTTCTGCTAAAATGTTGTGATATTCGTCTTTAGTAAGTTCGCGATCTTGGCACACTATAAATTCAAATTCAGGAAGGTTAGCCGCAAGATCTCTAAATATTTCAACTTGTTTTTCTGGAGCAATCCTATGTGGAAAAACAATTAAGTCTCTTTTTGTTTTATTTTTGTATGGACTTAAAATTTCTGGCATATATTCCATAGGCCAGCCACTACGAACAATTTTTCCATCGTCGTCAGTATAACGATCCTGCCATTCTTCGTCATACCATGGATTTTCCGACGGAACACCGTCGTGAAGTAGTTCGTCGAAGAACAGTTTCACATGAAACTCAGTAGCAAAATAGTTATGATTGAATGCATAGAAAAAGCTTTTCTCTGCGTGTCTGACCCAACGTTCAGGACCAATCAACCTACCAAGAAAATCATAGTTATCATAACTGCCTGCATGCCACAGACCATGAGTAATTACTGGGATACCCAGTAATTCACTCATATACTTCAAGTTTATGATGCCAGGGTGCCAAGCATCAGTAAACAAAAAATGATCGCCAGGCTTAACTGCTCCAGAGCAAAAAAGCCTGCCCATACCTTCAACTTGTAAAGACTTATAGATATTAGTGCCACCAAAGTTAAGAAAAGCGCCTGGAGTGGTTGAATTAGGAATATCTTTAGGGCCAGATAAAATTGATACATTGTGTCCTGCCTCAGTAAGTAGTTTGGGTACATGCACTTTCCATTGTGCAGTGTACCGTGTTTCTACTGGTTCTAAGTCTATGAGAAAAACATTAGCCATTGTGCATTTCTTTTAGCATGCGGTTACGATGTTTTTCAAATTTACGCCATTGATCTGTTTTGTATAGATCACGCTCATCATACCGTAGCATATTATCTCGACAGTAGTCGAGATAACCTTCAAGATCGTCAAAAATTTTACTAACTTCTTCTTTCATACCGAAATGTTTTGAGTTCTTTTTGTCAGCCATTTTAAAGTTCCATAGAAAGGGTTGGGACTGTAATTTCATATTTGATCAAAGCACCATTTTCTCCATCTTCGCTTACTTCGATCCAAACTGCTCGATCAGGATAGCGTGAGGCAATCTGCACATAAAGATCATCACTGATCATTTCGCAACTTTTGTAATCTAGTTGCAAAACACTCGATGGGCCAGAATACAATCCTTCGAGCCATCGTTTAAATTGTATGAATTCAATGTCTCTGTCATTGTGTAAGACATCAATCCAAACACGAAAATGAAAAATATGCCTATGAGGACTTGCAAGAAACGACACATCAAATCTATCTCCTGTAGCTAATTGTGGATCGGTAGCTGCAGCAGGATAACAATGGATACCCTCTTTTTGAAAAGTGACCCAAATTTTACGTTCTGCACGATCCATAATTCTATTTACTTGCTCTCTTTGCTCTTGATTCATTTATTCTCACCTTGATAATTGATCGGGGTATCACCTATATACTCACTCCAGTCTGTATAAACATCCCTAGTCATTAATTCATTCAACGGGTGACACCATACACCTGTATTAGTATCTCCCCAAGTATTGTCGTCAATCTTTACTGTGGTATGATAATTATAAAGTCGAATGTAAGGAATCTTAACGCTGATCATAGGTACAAATGTTTTATATTCACACCACCCTTCTTCGTGAATTTCCTTTGCGTATGCAACATCAAAGTCTAGAGTAACCCAGTAATCTTTGACTAACAAAGGAGTAATCATTTCATCCCAATTACTCCATTCATATGCATTTTGCGGATGAAAACTTTGACTCGTGCCAAAATATACATGAGAAATTTTATGTTCGGTTAGCAGACTAATAATATTGTCTACTGGTTGAATTCCCACTACAAACAAGGTTTGTTTACCTTTCATTACAGTGTTTTCAACTTCGGTACCAATAAAATAATCTAATTGTTGACGTGTTTCTGTATTAATTCCCATTATTATTCCAAATCAAATAGCCTCTACTATAGTTTTTTGGACGAACTAATCCGTCGCTGAATGCTTGTTGCCATTCAGTATCCCTATTATAGCCTTTAGTCCAGAATTTGTCAACGTCGAGTTTACCAGTTTGAATCCAGTATACAGCATCCTGCATACAACTGTAAAATTCAGTGTTTCTGGGACTTGGAAATATCATGGTGCAAGCTTTCCAAAGTAAATTACCAAAATCTGTACTTACCTGCTTTTGTGCTCCAAATATAATTAGTGCTTGATTATTGACAATAGGGCAATCAAATACATAACTATTACTGCTTAAGTCAATGACAACGTCATAAGTTCCCGAATAACTCGAACTTAACTTGTCTTCCCATATGTCCTTATTTGAGTTGCCTATCACTGTAATATCAAAATCGAGTTGATTAATTTTTATAGTGTTATAAGCTACCCAAGCAAGAAAGCCGCTTCCCAGAATTAAGAGTCTTTTTCCTGGTCCGCTTCTTTTTACAATTTCGTGAAATGGTTGTTCAATAATGTTAATTCCACAAGCTACCGGCTCGATAATAAATCTAGGATGTACTTCTGGAACTTTTACATATTCTTTTTCTTTTGAATCATATACGTCTGCGTATGCGGGTTCTCCCCGTGTAGCTACGTAATCACCAACTTTAACGTCTTCGACATTGGCCCCGATTTGAATTACTTGACCTAGTCCTTCATGCCCTTGCATAGGTAAAGGTAAAATTCCAAAATTTCCTTGCATCATGTCTATATCGCTGCGACAAATACCTGTCAGACATGATCTAACTCGAATACTTGTAAGTTCTAATTGGGAAAGATGGAACTCAGTTTCTTGAAATTGACCAGTACCGTCTGTATATAAAAGTTTGTTCATAAATTAATTTGCCTATGGATCCAGGAATCTATTTCTAATTGGGTTTGCCAATACGATTTATTAAATTGATTTTCTATTGCCGAAACTATCATTGATCGATATGCAGATTCGGGACACAAGCCTAACGGAACAGATTCTTGATCAAAATGAATTGCAATATCATCATCTTTCAACGTTCTCCAGCTAGACTTTATATACCAACGATGATTGTTAGTGACAGATTCTAATTCTACATTATCATCAACATCATAAATTCCGTTATGATTAATTTCACCATAATCACTAGATGTTAAATCTTTCAATTCCCATCTACGCCATGCATGTTTATATAACCAAGTTGTCGAATGATAATCCGGTTCTAGTGCTGCGTATAAACTTAGCAAATGAGGTAGTAAATCTCTACTTACTCCTCCGTAGGCTAGGTCTTTATCAGTAAACCAACTACCCGCTTTAGGAACTCTATTATTATTCAACCAATGCAGATTTACTGTGTTAGAATTTTGATATAATTCTTTGAGTTCTTGAATATTATCTCGCCACATATTATTTTTAACCATCATAATGCGGGTATCAGGATAGTTGTTGACTAACTGTTTCCAACGGGATTCAAATCGAAATCCTGGTTTTTCGATGAACAAAAATCTGGTATGTTTAGCAACTGTATTGGCGATGTTTTCGTGAGTAAAATTTGGAGTACAAATGTGTATAGTATCGAACCTGCGATGATCAGAAATTGCATCTTGATAAAACTTATAATCTGCAGGTAAATTTAAGTCAACGGTAATACAGTCAAAATTTAGATCAGATAGCACTTGTTTATAAAGCTGCCCGATATTCATTCCAATAATTAAACTTTTCATTTTTTGCTTAACGAACTTTCTAGTTGTAATTTTTCTAGTTTCATAATTTCATCTTTAAGCAATAACTTTTGCTTTTTGAGTTCTGCTAGTTCGTAAACATGAGAATACGGATGATTTCGTTCGTGATAGAAAATTTTATCATCTAATACTCTATGTAGTTCTTTAAGATGTTTAATTTTATTTTCATACATTTTCTGCTATGCCCTCTAGTTCATTTAATTTACTTTGATCAAGATTGCTGTCGTCTCTAGTATACAGTTCTTCTTGCTCTACTTCAAACAAATTACTAAACATATACGAAGCATTAATAGTTTTTTTTCCCACAGTTCCCCTGGTTCCGATAATACTTTTCCAATATCGTGAATAATGTTCAATTAGTTGTTCTGCTTGACCACGATCACTAGTAGCAAAAATATCATTAACAATATCTTTAAAGAAATTTCGATCATATTGTCGAAACTCTTTTTTGTTAGCAGTAGTGCCTC